GGCTGCTACGGCTTCTGAGGGAATGGTTGCTTTAATGTCCAGCGGAGCAAACTCAACTGAACGAGCAGCGCGGCGTACATCATGTGCAATGTCTTTGGCTTTGCCTATATTTACTGTAATCATGTCAGCTCCCATGCGTTGCGGAATGTGCGGTCTGTTGGGATGTCTGCAACGTCCACAATGCTGTAGGGCTTGCCTGCTGGCACGTCTTTGGCTGCAATCTCTTCAATGGTTAGGCCACAGTCAGCGGGGACAATGATGGCAACGCCACCGTCGTTTGTGGGGTAGATAATTCTTTTCATATTGTCCTTTTAACGGAAGATGGCTGCATAAGCAAGTGCTTGGTCAAACCCCGAGTTTGCCCCTTGATGCGATTGAAATGAAACACTTGTAGTTAAAGGGGAAGCCACACTTAAAGCTACGGGGTTAGTTGTAGTCCCTCCCCCAGACGCTGTAACTGTTGCGTAATTTACATCAACCATAGCAGTAGCAAAGTTAACCGTGTAATCAGCAGGCCCGTTATCCGTAATACTCGACACATTCCCACTTGCACGAATAGCCACCGCTCCAGTGCCGTTGAAGTTCACCCAAGCCCTGCAAGCATAAATAGGCGCAGAGCCTGTGGCGTTTAAAGCGCCAGTGATACGTGCAGCAGCAACATCACCCGTTAAAGTTGCACCATCAAATCCCGCTGTTGAGTCAATGTCCGGCGTTGTAATGCCAGTTGTCCCATTTAATATAATTGCCATATAAACCTTAACTAATAACCCAGCGTGAGCCGGTAGGGACGGTAACAGACACGCCGCTGTTAACTGTAATAGGTCCAGCGCTCATTGCGTTCTTGTTGGTGGTGATGGTGTAGTCCGCAGTCACTTCTTGGCCGTTTTCAACAAAAACCTCATCGCCGCCTGCGCCAGTTGCGCCACCACCAACAGACCCCCAAGTAGTGCCGTTGTAAACTTCTGGTTTTGATACAGTGGTGTTAAATCGCAAAAACCCCGTTGATGGCGAACCATCGCGTTGTCCCGTGGTTCCTGTTGGCAAACGACTAGAGCCGGTTGCTGCCGTAATAACTTCTAGGTTTATTTTTGCCTGCGCCGCTGTAGACGCACCCGTTCCACCTTCGGCTAGTGCAATGCTAAACGTGCCGCCCGTTTGGTCAATCGTGGCCAGTGTTATCCAAGCGTCGTTGTCAGCATTGCGCTGCTTTAAAACGCTTGGGTTTGCAGATGTATCAACCCACCATTGATGGGCAAACATAGCGCCAGGCTCTGTTGCGCCTGCGTTGTTGCTCGCCAATGCTGGCAGAGCGTTGTTTAAATCCTCACGAAAAGCAGGAAAACCCTGGTTCGCAATGTTCATATCGTGCTGTGACATTAGCTTAACTCCACTCCGTAGCCTTTTGCTACATAATCGAAACTGCGGCTGACAGCCGTACCAGATGAATTTTTAAAGGTTATTGTAAACCCCGCGCGAGACTTTGAGGTTATTTCGTAGTAGTCACCAGTCTGCATATCCTGAGCGCCAATGCCGATTGCAGGTGTTTCCCTAAAGCCTTGTGCAAAAGTTACGACCTTTGCGCCAGCACTAGACACAATATCATTCCCAGATACAGTGCGGTCAGTCATATCTACACTAACGCTCAACTGGGTAACTTTTGGCGTGGCCTGCTCATCCGTTGTGCTTAACTTAGCTCTAAACTGAATGGCGCGTGCCCTTATGTCAGTAACTGCGAACGATTGCCAGTCCGACCATGTAGGCGTGCCGCTTGGGTTGTCCTGAGTATGCCTCGCCTCTATTTGTACGTCTGTATCATCAAAAGCGTTTACATCGCCTTCAAAGTCGCCTTGCCGAGCATCAAACAAGCCTTCAGCCGAATCAAACAATACAACATAGTCTAAGCGTATGTGTTCAACATAGGCTGTGCAACGTGAAATGTAAACTGCGCCCAAGTCAACGGCAGTTGCAAAGTAGTAGTATCCGAATGCCTCTACGTTACCAGAGCCGCCATCAAATAAACCACTCGCATCATCAAAATCGCCAGACACAGCGTCAAACAACAGGCTAGTGTTTAAAACCAAAGAATTTTCGTCATCAAGCTCTACTATGTCGTCAAACGTGCCGTTAAAATCTGGCGCTTCGTTTATGGTCTGAACAAAGTTAAGAGACTCAACCGCTGCAATGTTTGTGTCTAAAGCAATACTTGTTGGAGTGATGGATGCCAAGCCTAGCTTATCTACAGCTTTGACAAAGTAAGTTCCGTTTCGTGCTGGTACAAATACAGATGTTGCTGGGCGAGATACTTTAGGGACAAGAGACACCGAGTTCTCATAATTACTACCGTTCTCAGGTGACGCATAACGCACGCGATAATACGACAAGTCAAGGTCTGGGACAGCGTTCCAAGTCAGCAAATATTGATTGCCTATTAAATTGCCAGTTAGGTTAGTAACGTTAGACGGTGGCGCAGTCTTGCCAACAACTTGGTGATTAACGGTTGTCCAGTCAGACTTAACGGCAATGCTGTTTACGGTTCTGGCACGAACCGAGTAAGTCCGGTCATCTTGCACGTTGACTTGCTCAAATACGCTACCACCAGACTGGCCCATGTTGACCCATTCTGTTGTGCCTTCTAGCTTAGATTGCACCTCAAAACCGATAGAAAAACTGTCACCACTTGACACTCTGGCAAACAAAACAGCGGTTACATCCTCGTTATATGCCCTCAATTCATCACTAACCAATAATGTCGGTGGCGTTGTATCAAATGGGTCTGGTAGGTTAGATTGTGCACTAGCAGGTTGCTGTTTGTCACTAACCCAAGGGTAAACCGCTGCAATGTGTTCAACCATAGAAACAGATACCGTGCCTTCGTAATTCAGCACTAGACGGGTAACGCGGAATTCTTTAGCGTTCCATGCTGGCGTTGGATGCGTGACCGTGACAATATCACCAACCACACAATTTAGCGCCTCAGAGGTGGCTTCTAGCTCCAAACGGATACCAGCAAGCCTAGACGCTAAAACGGCTGTCTTTGCAATGTTGCGCGCTTGGTAGTAGCTTGTAACTGTCGTTAAATTGATTTCCGTACTCAGTTCAATATTTGAATCTTCGGTTAAGTACGTTGTTGCTTGCGCGCTTTCAGCGTCGGGCCATATCACTGCGTCTGCCTGCCAGTTTGTTACAGGGTTAACAAACTTGGCTGTAACTTTATTGAACTTTGACGACTTGCTAGAGCCGGCCATGCTAAAGCCGCCAATAATGTTGTCGGTCGTAAAATCAAACGTACTAACTTTATCCTTTTCAACAAACAAACGATACTGCCCATTTTGGTAAGGCATGATGCCTTGCATACCAGATAGAAATACTTTAACGTTGTCAAACAACGGTTTACTAGTAAGAATTAAAGCATTACAGGAAAACGCCTTAACTTCATCGCCGCCGTCGTATGCCGGAACAACTACGTCGCAGTCGTTGGCTGCCGCGCTAAATGTTGTGTCGTCAATTACATCTACCGGCAAACCTTTGCCATATCGAGCGTTTGTTAAATAATCACGTAAGCACAATGCTGGATTGTTTGAGTAAGCGGTTGTGCTTGTTCGCGGGTCGTAAACCTTGCGGCCTTCAACTTCAGCGTTAATTGTCGGCAAACCGCTAAATACGTCTGAATTGTAAGTTAGGCGTATGCCGAGGTAAGCAATGCCGTTTAAAGTATCACTAGCACCCCAACTAGGCGCGGCAACTAGCACACTGCTAGCAACCTGACCGTCAGTGCCTAGTTTTTTATCAATGCTGACCTTGCTAAAGTACTTGCTACCAGAGGCCAATAGCTCGTCGTTAATGTAAATATCTCCAATGCTGTTCACCTCGCCTTCAGCTAGGACTAAACACATATAAAGGTAAGTATTGGACGAACCGCTTGTTTCGACAAATACTATAGTGCCACCTACTTTACGCTTGCCGTAGATAACAGGGATTGGCTCAATGCTTGATTGCTTATTGACAAGTGCGCCACGGGCTTCATTGTCAACGTTGCCAATATCCGGCACATCAGGCTGCGGAACCAGCCAAGAAATAACGTCACCGACAACACTGGTTACAGCCCTAACAACTTTACGGACAACGCCAACAACACCTTTGACTATTTTACTCATTAGGCAACCTCTTTAGTCATAACAGTAGCCATTGTTTTATATCCAAACTTGCGGGTAAATGTTTTAGGGTTTCGTTGTGTGGCAAACACAATATGAGTGCAATTGTTAGCCTTGGCAAGCCTATTAAATTCAGCGTCCCACCATAGCCCATCACCGTAGCACTGAATGATTGTAAACTGCTGGCCGTCTATTTGGTAGCTTGCAAAGCCGTGCTCGTTTTCAATGTAGTTGTCAGGCTCTATGGTGTCGTCGCCAGAGCGCAGCAAATAATCAACGTGGCTGGAGTTTACGCTTTGCCCCATTTTATATCTTTGATGCTGTTGGCAGCGTACCTAAACCCCGTATCGGCTGGGAAAAAGTATTGCTGCGAGTTTGTGTTGGTCAACCTTCCAGCTTTACGCTCAAAGTCTGCCCAATGCGAGGCGCAGTTAAGCGTAATCACGGATGAATCTTCAGAGTCTTGGATTGAATAGCCTGTTATTTGCCCGTCAAAGGTAATAATAGCATCGCCAATAACCTCGCCAGCCGTGTCTAATACAGCCTTCCAAATCCTAACCCGCCGGTTAATGTACTCTTGGTTTAAGAATATGGATACATAGCTTTGCTCTACGCCTGAGAGCCTGATTTGCACACTGCCCACCCGCAGGTCTTGCGTCTCTTGTGGTTGGCCAATGCTTAACAAATGGCCGACCGGCAAAAATGTATTGCCGCCGCTAACTACCGCATGGAAATTATCAGTTATGCGCTGTGTTGTTGCAAAATCAATTTGCACCAGGTGGCACAGCCGTATTGCGTCAGACTGTAGCGCAGTGATGGTTGAAGCATTTATTGAACGAGTCACAGCACTTCTTCCATATCCACCTCGTAGGTGTAATACTCAAACTGGCTCAAAGAGTAAGACTGTACATCGTTGTTCATCCGCATGGTAAACGATACGCTGTTATAGGTCATGGTCTCATTATCAGAAACGGCACTTATAAGGGCTGGCTCAATACTAATATCGCCAGCCCCGTCGCGGTCAGCCGTAACCATGTAAACCTTGCCATGCCCAAATTTAACAAAGTCGCCAGCCTTTATGTCACCCGTAAAACCGTCTACAGGCACGCTAGTAGCGCCTGCACTGGTTGCCCCATTG